GCACATACTGAATGTGATCGCCGACTGGCCGGTAAACCGAGTTGGCGATCTCCTACCGTGGCGAGTCACCCTGCCAACAGAATAAGCTACCCGGCGGCTGTCAATACGGCTGTCGCTGGACGCTTACGGCCACTCTCGATTAAGCGCAAGATCGATGATGCTCTGCCCTGCTAGGAATTCGGGGAAATTACCCCAACCAGGCGGCGGCAATGGACGCTCCCAGAACTCTAATGTTGCGCTGTACTGCCAATATTTACCGCCCACCAATACCGGCCCTTCATAAATATCCGTAAACCGACAAACATAGGGCTTTATTCCGATCGGAGTCCGCAAGGTCATGTTGAACCAAGCCGCACCGTCACTGATAGCATCACGATACCAGGCTTCAAACGTCTGGCCCTGCACATCATTCATGAGCCAGGAGACAGGGGCTTGTGTCGGTGTAGAGGTATAGCGCCTGCGCTGACGGGCTCGGCCAGAAACCATTGCCGTTCTGAGCAAGGGGCTAATAGGTTTAAGCCCGTACCCATCCTGTAAAGGTAATGGAAGATAGTCATGTGGATAATTGATATTTGAGGTGATCGCCATTAACCAGTCCTCCTTTTAGTTTGCCACCCCATGCCGACAGCCTTGCCCACATCGCCACGACCTGTTGCTATCTGATATGCGCTTTGTTCCAGAGCTTCTTTGACCGCAGCTCTTTGTGTTTCCTTCAACATCTGTAATGTTCTTGCGTCTGGGTCACCGTTAACCTGCGTATGGATTTCGATGTTAGGAACTGCGCCGCCAATATTCGTGTCACGGCCCACTCTCTCCAGGGTTGCATCCAGTTTTGCACTGGTGCCTGCCGTCGTTACGCGTTCCCCTTTTTGAAGCAACCACGTACCGGTTTCTGGTACCGCATCGATGCCATCGTGTGCCATGCCTGATAGGCCAGCTGCAGATATCGCAGCTACCATTGGCATAGTTACAGCAGCAGCAGAAGCCATTGCTGCTGGAGCAAGAGCTGGCCCTACAATTGGGATCGCGGCTGTTGAAGCAAACGCGGCAAGTTGGGCCTGTAATGCTGTAGCTTGCGCGTTGGCCACCATTGCGGGAATCGCTGACGCCTGAGTAGTTTTATTTATCAGCAACTGAACGCCCTGATAAACAAGCCACTGAGCTGCCATATCAATCAATGCTTTTACAACTGACTGACCGAGATCCGAGAAAATACCCTTAATGGCATCGCCCATTGACTCTGTACCGCTGATCACATCATAGAGATGATCAGATATAGAATCGGTGGCGGCCCCCAAGACGGATGTCATAGCATCTGCTGCCTGCTGATAGTAATCACTTGAGCGATCAGCAAAATCTACCAGAGCATCAGAAATACCAGACGACCAATCATCCCGCTGTTCGTCTGACTGCTTGTAATAGTCCTCTTGAATTTCAAGCCTTTCCTTCAGTGCATCCTGCAGAGCCTGAGTTTCTTTGTCGTACAGCGATTTAGTTATGTCACCGGACTGATATTGCTTCTGCAACTCTTGCTGCTGAGTGATAAAGTCTTGCTGAATGCCTAGCAATTCTTTCATTCGGCTACGGATTTTCTCGCCCATGCCTGCGCCAACAATATCGGCATTCAAGGTCTGGCGATCATTATCATTTGATGATTTCAGGTTTGCTGCGAACGCCGCCACCTTTAAATTTTCTTCATTGGCTTTCTTTAACGCTTGAAGTTTATCCAACTCATCAGCCAACTGAACAAGACGCTTCTGCTGCTCAGCATTGATACCAACCAATTTCCCACTTGCGAGGTCAAAGCGTAGTTTTTCAGCTTCGGTCACCTCAGCAGTTTTTTTACCCGTAGTTTCTATCAGCGCTATCTGGCGCATGTAACCTAACTCTGTAGCCTTAAATGCTGACTCTAGTTTTTTTGCTCCTGCATCTGGAGTTGGCTTCCCGTTAGTTTCGCCAGCACCTAACTTAAATTGATTGGTGCCTACGGTGGCTGATCCTGTTGGTAGTTTTATAGGTGGTATCGCATTTTGTTTAGCTGATAAAATTTTATTATCTAGCTGCTCTATTTGAGACCTAATACTAGCCAAATCTTCTTCAGTCGCGTTTGATCCTGTTGCTTGGAATTGCAAAAATTTTATTCTTTCCTGCATAGCAGGAATATTATCATCACTAAATGTTCCAAATAACCCTTGATGCTTAGTTGTAGTTTTTACTGCAAGGTCACCTGCTGCAGCGGCAGCTTTTATCATCCACCCAGCCAGTGCAGCTACTTCACCCACAAGGGATACAATGCCTTGTAACACTTGTGGGTCTGTTAATACGGTCTGTAGTTTATCAAGGGATGACTGAAGAGGTGATAAATCAACCTTTGCAAGCCCTGCTGCTATTTCAATTTTCAACCCTTTAACTTGGGCTTCCATATCTTGAAATAGGTCATTAACTTTTATCAAATCATCTATAGATGATGGATCAGGTGCTACGCCATAATCTTTTGCCAACTGAATAAATTGTTTTAGTTTCTCATTATTATTATCAAACAACGGGATTAGTTTAGAAAGATCATTTCCTATACCTTCAAGTATATTTATTTTAGCGGAATTTGTTCCTATCTTACCTAATGCGTCACCAATTGCCAGCATCTGCTTATCTGGGGAAACCTTTGATAATTTTTCAGCTGATAATCCTAGCGCATTCAGTGCATCAACTGCCTCACCTGATTTATTAAGTACCGCATCACCTATTTTGTCACCTAAGTCTTTAAAAATGTCTGCCATGTTATCACCTGACAAACCGGCTTTTTCAGCTGCAAACTGCCACGCCAACAACTCCTGAGTTGACATGTTTAAAGACTTTGCCCACTTATCAGTTGATGCTACTTGTTCTGAGGTCGATTTTAATAACTGATAACCTGCAACACCTACAGCCGTTGCCGCTGCGGCTGCTGCACTTGCCATTCCTGCTAACGCTTTGCTTGAGTCTGCGACATCTTTTTGTACCTGCTTCCTCCATTTTTCAGAAGCCCTTTCCGCCTTATCCATTCCTGAAATAAACCCGCCAGTTTTGGCAATAAGGTCAATAGTTAGTGTTCCAAGTGACTTACTAGCCATATATACTCCGGGCAATAAAAAACCCCGACATAGCGAGGTTTGTTGTTTAAGCTTTGTGTTTTATTTATCTTCACCACATAGCTTTGTATAATCAAAATATTCTGATTCAGAATCGGATTCGAATATTTTACTTAATACAACCTTGTAAGTTACAGAGTTAGAAAAATATCCTTTTGGAGTCATATTCAAAGCGACAATAAATCTGTTAAATCCAGTATATGCACCAAATCCATTTTTTGAATTGATTTGACCACAAACAATTGAATTTGTAGTTTTATCTATTGCATCTTCTAATTTCGCCAAACGTACAAACCTAAACTTTGCACTATCTGGGTCTTTTAAGTTGATAGTTATTTCTTTTTCTGATAACTCCACCGCTTTTTTCTCACTTGGCTTACACCCTGCAAGAGAAACACCAATTATAATTAACGCAATTAATCTATTCACATACTAACCCAGTTGTATAAATGGTGATCGAATGTTAGCAAATCGATTGCAAATTGTAAGCTATAAAAGCATCAATACTCTATAACCACCTCTCCTTTGCCTCATCCAAGCTGATGGGCTTTTCTTCTAACTCAATATGAGGGGCAAAATCTGCCACATGAAAAGGTGGCGTGTTTTCTTTTCTGTTCACGTTAGCGATCGTGCTGGCCACCAGCGCGGCTCCCCACTCGGTACGCATCATGGGATTTAGGCTCCCGTACTTGTTACGATACTTCATCCACAGGCGAAACTCAGAAAGACTGAGACGCTCCTGAGCCTCTGCTACTGTCCTGCCGCCGATACCGTTAAGGACTAATTCGCACCAGGCTTCGTCGTCTGCGCTGATGGCTCCGTCTTTCCCAGATTATTAACCTCTTGGATGGCCACCAGCAATGCCACCGTTAAATTACCATCTAGAGCACCACGCTCAGGATCCGCCTCACCGGTAATATCTGCTGGGGTAAAGACTGGTTGCCCATTCTCATCGCAAATGGATGCTGCGATCCGACCGGCAACACCATCAATTTTCCCACCAACCGCGAGAATATCTGAACGCGCTGTGTAGTACCCCAGGGGCCGCACAAACACGGTAGCGGTAATTTCGTCCTCGCCCTGCTTCCAGGTGATTTTCTTCTCTACCGGGCGACCAGTGAAGGCGCCGCGTTCTTTCAATGAATCCAAAGTTAATTTCATATCGCTACCATCAGGAAGAAGTTAACGCGGGGCGCATGGCCCCGACGGGTAAATTGATCAGCTACCAGCCTGAACCTTTGGCACCCAAATCGAAGGGCCGGAACGCTGGATTGTTGCGGCGGTACTCACCACGGTGTTTTGTTGGAAGTCGAAAGGAAAATCGGACACATAACCTTGGAAAACATACCAGGTGCGATCATCCGGCAATAACAAACCATCGACTGCACCAGGTGCGCCAGGCGCGGCGGCGGTCGGTAACGACTCACCATCAGACCAGCCTAAAGCCCAGGTCAATGGTGTTTCATCGTCAGTCTCTGCCAAGTTATGCAGCATCAAGTGGCTGGCGTTTGCAGGATCCGCGTTCAGAGTTACTGACGACTGGCCAGGTGTCTGCAGGCCTTTCTTGTAGGTCTTCGATTTACGTTCCGATAGACAGGTGTCTTCAATCTGATCTGCCGGGTTTCCACCTGGGGTAAAGTTGGTAATACATTCAACCTCGCTTACAACGCCATTAGCGAGGACAAACAACTGCGTGCCTTGTGTCAGTACAGACATGGTGATCTCCGGTCATAAAAAAACCGGCTCAAGGCCGGTATGTTGAAAAGTTGGGAGGGTTAGCGAAGCACTATCCAATCAACGTCGAATGAATAGCGGTAACGCTTTGTTTCTGGGTCTCGACTTTGACCGCCCCACCGGGTGATGTAGGCGTGTGCCTCTATGGCATCACGTAGCGCTGTAGCCACCGCAGTGGCAGATGTGACCGTATCTGCATACACATCCACCTGCAGCGTGTAGCTGTCGGCGTCCGGGCGCCTGTCCAGATAGTTTTCTGGCTCTCCGCCGATGTTCTGCCAAACAACATAGGGATAAGCCACTACATCATCCTGCAGGCCAAAGGGATATAACCGCACAGGATTTGAACCGATCAGCGCCGTCACTGCCGGGCTGGCAGCACAAACTTTAAAAATTGGTGCGATCATGCTCTGCTCCCTTTCTTAGCCGCTCTGGCTATCGCCCGATCGATGGCTTTTCCGTATTCCTCAACGAAGGTATTGGACGCCTCAGCCGCGCTATTTTCAGCTGCCGGCCGCATGAATGGCTGAGCCCGCATGTTTTCCGTACCGAACTCCAGTAGGCGCCAATGCGGCGTTGGTGCATTCTTGGCTTTATCCGGATGCTTTTTCAGCACTGCCCCATGCAGAACGCCAATGCGAAAAGCTAGATTTCCATTGCGCTTAAACTCGCGGCCATTCCAACGCACTGCGATATTGTCCGCAATGCTGCGTCCTGTTTCTGGGTCATCAAGTCGCTGAGCATTTGCCTTTGCCCTATTGGCGATGACGTTGGCAGCTTTTCTCAAGGCTGCACGCCCTCCCTTGCGCTTCATGTCATCGCTGATAGAGACAAGTTTACCCATCAGCTCATCAACGCCAGTGAGGGTGTATTCAACGCCATCAGCCATCGTTTGCCCCCTCTGAACATGGAAGGGTTAAATACTCCAGCCCGCTATCCGGATCTGGTAATACCCCTTCGATATTGAAAATTTTTCCGCGAAACAGAATGCGATACTTTGCTGAAATATCTTGGCGGTACCGGATTTTAATCCTGGTGGTAACTGCATTCTGCATAGCCTGCGCAGCGACAAACTCACGAGCAGAAAGCGGGGATACTTCGGCCCAGAGATTAGAAACATCCTGCCAAGTGTCGATCATTTCACCAGAGGCATTGTCTTGCACCTTAACGGGTTTCTGCAGGGTAATCCGATGGCGTAGCTTTCCAGCCTGCATGATTACCTCCTGGTACCCAAATATTGAGGGGTCTGGTCATCAATGGTCGTCGTTTCGATAAGATCTGCATCACTGCTAAATGCATCGGCCAGGACTGCGACCAGCGATTCATTGGACTCGGCCAGGCGGGTTAGTGCTGCTGTCTGTTCCTGCTTTGCCTGCGTCTCCGCCTGCAGCGCTGCTATCAGTGCGCTTACCTGTTGCTCGTTCATGGGCTATTCTCAACCAGTTCTTTAACCATTCCCGGCGGCGCCGGCATCCTTCACAGGCCATCAGTGCCACTTCCGGTGGCGAAGAAGAAGGGCATCCACTCCAAGGGGTACTTCGGACGTGATATTACCGATATTCACCCCCTCCCGATTGCCATACCAATGTCCAATGAGTAGTAGCATTGCCTGCCATATGCCAGCAGTGAAAAGAATCTCCCTGGGTTGCGCTTCACCTTCCACTATTGGGGTAGCTTCAATGACTAACGATCCATCACAATAGTGCTCAACGTAATCAACGGCAGCCTCCGCATTTGCCTTTATCAAATCATCATCTACATCGTGATCAACGCGAAGATGTAATTTAATCTGCGCCAGTTGTTCTTCGCTTATTTCCACTTTTACCCCCGGCTTTTGTTTTTTCTGGCTGCCCTTTATTATTTTCTTCTGGCTTAAACTGCTGTTCTTCATCCCCCACAATAGTGGCTAAATGCATACTGATAAGAGCATTTCCAATATCATCTTCGACCACCCTCACATCACCTTGCGAAAAATTCCCCAGCGTGTAGTGAGAGAACATACGAAGGGCTTTAATTTTCATGTTGAGTTAACGCGGCCATTGCTGGCCACGCCCTTACAGTTACGGAGTTACTGGCGGAATAATGCTACCTGTTACCAAGGCAGCAGGACGATAGTGCGCTAACGCCAGTCGCTCTTCGCAAAGAATGGTCAGCATATTTTTCACGAAGTTATCGCGGTCCTGATTGCTGATCTCGATGGTGGCATCCATGCGATCCCAAACCTGAGATGCCAAACCAAAAGCACCAACGGTGAAATTGCCAGCAGCCTGCGCAGTAGTGGACACTACCGGTAATCCCCAGAGAACTTTCGAAGCAAACGCTTGTGGCCCACCCAAAATATAGTTTCCGTTAGCGTCCTTCAGCAGGGCAATTCGATGCCAGTCTGCCGGGTTGAGGATGATCCCATCCGCTTCAAACTCGCTCAGTGACACCTGGTAGATTGCATGCGCGAGGATATCAGCACCGGTATCACCAGTAGCGTTCAGCGCAGTTTCATAGTCATTGGCCACCACGTTAATGCCCTGCAGATTATCGCCAGTTCCGTCACCGTTCAGCATCTGGTTTTCTTCCACCAGCGCCAGGCCGTACATCATGCGGGAGTTGATGTACGATTGCAGGGCTGGGGCGTCGTCCATGATCTGGCGGGATGCCTGGATCCAGTGGGCGATAGTTTTCACGTTCGCCGTTTCTTTGGTGAAAGTAATATTACTTTCCGGTTTCAAAGTACCTTCAGCTACCGGTGCCGCGGCGTTGGTGAATACATTTTCGCGAACATACTCCAGCGCATTACTTGAAATCCGGCCTTGTGCCAGTAGGTCACGAACCGTCAACCGACGTAACCCGGGCATCAGAATACCTGGGTTCTGTTGAGGCTGGACCAATGCGCCGGCAGATGCTGAGCCAGAACCGATCGCCTTATCAAAACTGGTCACTTTTGCTTTGGTTCGCGAACCGTCCCAGCCTTTGATCAAATCTTCAGATACGCGCTCAGCGAAAGACTTCTGCGCAGTCTGATCTGGAGAGTTACCGGCCAACTTCTGTTCCAGATCGAAAAGACGGGTACCGGTATTTTTCAGATCTTCCTGCGCTTTTGTCAGATCCTCTTGCAGCTTCTGATTGATAACGCCATTTTCGTTGATGGATTTGCGTTGTTCGTCGATGAGTTGTTTCACTTCTTTTTGTGAAGCTTCAATCGCTTTTTCCAATACAGATAATTCAGACATGTGTCACTCCGTTAAACATTCCGCAGGTTAGCGGCAAAGGTAGTTATGCGCTGTGCAAGCGCGTCAATGTCGCCGCTATCGGACTCGCTCCGACATGCGGACTTAACACTAGCAAGAAACGCCTGTGCTTCTGCACGCGAAAGCCCTGCTGAATCCCTCAGGAAAGCTTCCGCGTCTCGAATGGTTTTGATGGTTTCGATACTCTTCATGGCAGATACGCCAGCGAGTTCGTTGGCAGGGAAGGTGCAAACACTGATTTCCCGCAGATAAGAGATGTTCTTGAAGATCATACCGGTGGTGCCAATACTGTAATCGTCTTTAGTAACTGAAAAACCGACAGACATACCCTCCACGGTACCGTGCTGCATTGCTGCTTTGAGATCGGATGAGGCGCTTAATCCAGGTGTTAACTGGCCTTTGACGTAAAGGCCTTTTTCATCCTCTAGCAGCGTATCCCATTTACCGACCGGCACCTCAAAAGTGCGGTGATTGAAGAACATCGCCACCTTGCGACTTTGAGTGGACAGCGCATTTTTAAAGGCGCCAGGGAGGATGATGTCACCATCAGAGTCAATGTTGTTAAAGACAGAGGCGTAACCTTCAAAAATCCCCTGACTACCATCGCCTGCAAACTTAATTTCTGCCTGATTAAAGGACAGTGTTTTCTGAATGTCCGGCATTGAAGCCCCCATAAAAATTAAGCCCCGTCAGTGCGGGGCTTATCGTTTGTTCCGAGGTCAGTGATTGGTATGTTCTGCGATTGCCGTGTAGCGACATCACCTCCAGGAAGAGGCGGCAGATTGTCCAGCCTTCGTACTTCGTTAACTGTGCGAATGCCAGTGTTGACCATTATTTGCATGAAGGCAGCGCGACTGGCCGAGTCTCCACGCAGCAGACCATCTAAATTGTGCTCGGCGTGCAACTTGCCCTGATCCGCATCTTTTACCAGCCAGCGCTCAATGCTGTACTCCCAGCGATCCAGGTAAGGTTTCAGTGTGTACTGGAGGAAACCAAGATTCTGTTGTTCGATGCCACTTCCCCATGAGGTTGTTTTCTCAACATCCCCCACCAGGTGAGGTGGAACACCGTAGAAACGCGCCAGTTCGGCTACCTGAAACTTTCGCGCTTCCAGCATCTGTGCGTCATGTGGCGATATGCCTATTGCCTGTGTGGTGAAACCACTCTCCAGTATCCACAGGCGCTTTTTAACTGGACCTCCAGCAATTTCCTTGAAGTTTTCCTCCAGTTGTCCGCGCTGTTCTTTGGTCAGAACCTTACCGTCGGTCATGAGAATTTGTGGGGACTTCGCTCCATTAGCAAAGAACTCGCGCTGATGGTCTTCCATCGCGATTGCCACGCCGGCAGACTTGGCACTGAAAGCCAGCGGTGATAACCCCACCAGCCCATTAAAACCAAACCCCTTAAGATGGAAAATTTCTTTAGGCTTGAAGTCGGCGTATTCAGTGTCGCGCTTGTATCGATATATGACGCTTTTACCGTTATCACTCAGGCGAACGTCCATGTTGGCGCTCATTAGCGGAACCATGCTAATCACATCACCAATGCTGTTTTTTTCAACATGGGCGTAAGCATTGCCGTATGCACAAAGCTGCATCGTCATGGCTTCACGGAACTCAAGCGCAGTCATAAAGTTATTGGGGCGGAACCGCAGAAGCCTTGCCAGAGAATTATCGTTTCCAACTTTCTGCCGCTGGTCATTAACGGTTTCAAACACATCAAGGGGTAATGACGCCGTCACGGTGGAGATTAATCGGATACAAGCCCAAACCGTACTGATCTGCATATTTCGTTCGTCAGTTACGACTGATTCACCTACAGATCCATGAGCCGATACACCGGCCATTTGAGAACCCTTATCCGGCGTTACGAGCCTGCCACCTGTCAGGATAGACGCCATGCGCGCCCAGAATGGCGAACGCGTCCGCAAGTCAATGCTGTAATCGGTATCTGCCATTTTTACACGCTCAAAAAGTTATAAATGAAATCGTTGACGTCACCCTGATCCTCAACCTCATCACTATTCTGTGCCCCGATCGACATCGCCAGTGCGACCATGCCATCAATCCTGCCGCTGGATTTACCCTTCACGAACTTCCTGTTTCCTGCTGGGTCAGTAATGACCGTGGCGTTTTTGGCACACATTTCCAGAATGGGGTGATTACCGTGTTTCAGTTGAGCACCGAGCAGCTTGGTTTCCAGTTCACGTAGTGCCGGAGACATAGAAACGAAGCCCTGTCCAAATTCAACGAATCGCTCAAGCTCAGCTTCAGTGAAGCCAGCATCAATCAAGTGAGGACGAAGGAAGCGCATGTTGTATCGGTCAAAGGCGATCGCCCTGACGTTGCAGGTGTCAAAAAGCTTTCGAAGCTCTCGGGCAATAAAGGAATATTCGATAGCCTTACCCGGCGTGGTATTCAGGTACCCTTGCTTTGCCCAGATGTCATAAGGCACACGGTCATTGCGGGCCTTATCCGCAAGACCTTCAGCCGGGAGCCAGAACTTGCTGTGAACATCGCCTTTGGCAGATGTGAGTATCAACGCAGTTAAATCAGATACGCTGGACAGGTCAAGCCCTCCCCAGACGGTTACACCGGTTAAATCATCTGGCTCTTCTTTGTTCATGTGCCAAACCGTCTGACTGACAAACGGACTTTTCGCCTCCACCCGCCGGTTAAGTACTAGGTTTTCATACTCAGCTTGACGAGATGGGAGACGCTTAGCGCTGGCCGCCATATCCAGCACTTCTCTCTGATTCATGAACACATCAAAAGCGGGGTTTGCCGCTCTGATAGCCTCAACTGAGAAAGGGTCGATGTCTTCAGGCGCAGTCTGCAATCTGACCACGGTTCTCGGGTCAGCACCGGTCAGACCGTCGTCAATTAACAAGCTCAGCAAATCGCTTGCATCAGGAGCCTGAGTACTGATTATGACGGATATAGGGTTATCCTGTGCCGCAGTGGCAGTTTCCAAGGCTTCATAAAGCGGATCCCTTGGGCCACGAACTTGGCCGAGTTCATCGTGAGCGACAAATCGTGGAGAGAAACCGTAGGCCGTCGTGGCTTCAGCACTCAGTGCGCGGTAATAAGACCCTAACTCAGGACAGTGAATCTCTTTGGCTGAGTCCTTGATAGTCACGTACTGCATCAACATCGGATTCATGCGGCACATTTTTGAAGCCAGGTTAAAAAGAATGGCAGCCTGATCGCGTGACCGAGCAGCGGAATATAGCTGTGAGTTGTGCGCAGCCTCTGGGCCCACCAGATAAATCAGCATCAGCATTGCGGTTTCAACCGTCTTAGCGTTCTTTCGCCCTCTACTGATGATTGCGCGGCGAGTACCATGCACGTTATCAAATATTGCCTTGAAGTCATCCTTCATGAATTCGGCCATCTTCAGCCGCTGGCCAACATACTTTCCTTCCGGTATGAGAATGTTTTGCTCACACCACCGGATATTTCTTTCTGCGCGGGTGAGTATTTTTTTAGCCATTAGCGAACAGCCTTAATCAATTTCCCAAGGTTTTTTCTCGCGTGGCAAATTATTGTGTGCGCGGCCGACTGTTTTAGGATCGGTCGTTGCCTGTCGAGTAATCCTAAGCCGGGTGGCAAGGGAGGATGCTGAGCGCACTTCACGCTCTCGCATGGTTAGCAATCTGTCATAACGCTTTAATCCATCCTCCCTGGATAACCACTCCAACTCAAACTCTTCAAGCTGCGTGGTGATCAACCGAGCCTGTACTACATGCCGACAGTACATTTCCATCATGTCTCGGTGGGTTTCAGTGAACGAACTAGCCGGGCTGTCGTTAACAAGTCGTATCCAAACCGTAATCTCTGGATCGCTTAAATGCAGTGACGGCTGCAACCTGCTTTCTGAAAGAGCTGGCAGCGAGACAGCCGAAGTCGCGGCCAGTGATTTTCTGCCTCGCTGAGCCATCGCAATTTCCTTTTTTTCTGGACGTTTTTAAAAATAAATCTGGGAGCGCGGTCTTTAAAGTTTTGAGTTCAGAGTTTTTCCCTCCCCCCCTCTACCTAACCCCACTCAATTGATAATGAATTTCATTTTCATTAGAAAATGATTTCATTTTGAATTATTGCAACTTCAATGACACATTTTTGATAATGATTATCAATCACCATATCACCCGGCCTTCATCATCAAACTCGGTCACCGTTCCGCCGTTTTCCATTCGTTGCTTTATGGAGTCATGGCAGCGTTTACAGAGCGACTGTAGATTTTCCGGATCATGGAAAAGATCCTCATCTCCTTTGTGAGGTTTGACGTGATCTACAACCGCTGCTGACACCACCTGATTGCGCTGCAGATGAAACTGGCATAGAGGCTGCTTCTGCAGTTGGTGGTAACGAAGGCGGTACCAGCGCTTGGTGTTATAAAGGCCGTGCCAAGGTGAATTAGACGCCATATCAGTTTACTTGTGCAGGGTTCGTATAGGTTGCTACTGTCTTGTTATCCCGGTTTACCAGATAGGCGGTATCACCTGGCAGAAGGGTAAGCTTCAATGGATCGCCGGTGCTGGCATCGCCATAGATTGTTTTATCTACCCGCTTCCATTCGATGGAATCAACGGCATGGATAATTTCGTTTCGATTTGCAGTGACAATTTTCAATGTGTACATGGTGGTTTCTCTTAGTGGTGGTAGTGGTAATAAAAAACCACCAGCCCGCTGATGCAGGTTGATGGCCTTCGTTGGTGCATTATCAATGGCACTCAATGAATGCCACCTGTATGTATATGAGATTTAACAATCGGCATCAGGCTGAGCCACAGAACGGCAGGCCGCCATACAGGCACGCTTCATGCCCATCTCAGCTTGCCGCGCCCAATCTGCTGCTTCCCAGTCACCATGCTGAATATCACCCATATGCTCACGCAGTAGCTTGATGAACTGGCGGCTGATATCTTTGAATTGGTTCATCTTGCCAATCTCTCCAAATGACAACTCGCGATATCCCTTTACGGTACTGCCATCTTGGGGTTTAGCTTCGTTCATTGGTTTCTCCATGCAATATGCCAATTATTATTACGGTTTTTTCGGTGGAGGGTTTACTGCGCAGCGCCTGCATTCTCTACCGCGGACACCACAGCAACAGCGAGGCTGATAGCCCGTACTGATGAATGGCGGCGGTGGGGTTGGCGCTGGCTTAACGTAGTGGTCTGGCGGCGGTGGGTTGCGCCCTCCCTTCTCCAAACAATATGGCTTTGGTGGGAATGGTGGCGGAGCCGGCCTCACATGATTTCCTGGCGGTGGAGGGTTGCGCATGCAACCACCTCTGCGCTTGCCAATAAATATCACTCTCAATAAAAATCCGAGACCGAGATACATCAGCACAAAGTCCATGTCAGTCATTTGGTTTTACTCCCGCTCCCTGCACCCAATGGATCAAAGCCTCCATGCGTGACGCACAGATATTCGTTTCAGCCTGCTTTGTGCGCAGCGCGGACACAGCATCACCAAAAGTGTTACCGGTGAATGGTGAGTTATCGCACTGTTGCAGCAGCACCGCTGGCGGTAGGACGTAAATCATCTGTGTGGCCTGTTCCGCTTGCCTGTCCGCGCAAGATGTCGAGAGCAGCACCAGGCAAAGGCTGATGGCTGCAGTCACTCGCGTCCAGAATCTCGCGCAGCGCTTTGTTTTCTGCATCGGCCTTTCCTCTCATTTGTTGCTCTTTGGCCAGTTGTGCATTGGTCGCCAGCCGGTCGGCAGACGCAGAGTTTTGCAGGCTGGTAATTGTGGCATCTTTGCTACCCAGCTTTTTCACCAGCTCGCTGTTGTCTTTATTCACGCCAGCCAGATCAGCCTTCAACAACTCGATGCGTGACGCCATGCCAAACACCAACAGGAAAGCAGCGACGATTAGCCCCAGGGGCCAGTAATTCTTAATCAGCGCCCACAATACGGAAAGGCTCATAGCAATACCTTGCGGGCTATATCGTAGCGTGCCTGACGGTCAGATAGGCCATTGACGCCGCCATTGATACGTTTGGTCACCCATTCGATATCGTTGGCATTGCGGCCACAGTCGCGAGACTTCCAGAACCAGCCAGCAGAACGCATCGCGTTAGCGTCGCTTTCTAACTGCTGGGGATTACCAACCAGGTCAAGTTTCAGCGCGGTACCGCATGCCCGGTAATTATCCTGACCGGTGATCTGAATCAGGCCACGTCCGCGATATTTCCAACCATCACCGCGTGATTTATTGCCAAGGCGATCGGCGTATACCAGATTGGCGATAGCTTCCTGATTGGCTGGGTGCGCAGCCGTGCGGCCCAGCATATCCGACTGGTAAACCGTGATGCGCTTGCCAAACGTAGCCAGCAGCCCTTGCGGCGTATAATTCAGGCTTTCCGCTGTCCGGGTAAACCCACCAGACTCATGGCCTACCTGTGCAATAAACATTGCCTGCGCTGCAGGTTTGTTAATGCCGAATTCCGCGAACGCGGCGATCAGGTGCGGATACCAGCGCGCAGCTAATCCGGCGCTTATACCAGCCGCCTTTTGAAAGTCGTTTTGTGTCATTGTGGCCTCAGGGAATACAACAGCTTCGCGATATTCCCTTTAACCCGGTACAGCGCGATGCAAATAATTAGGTTGGCAGCGATAACGCCCCAGTGAGTGTCCTGATACTGCTGGGCTATGAATCGGAACGGGATCCACGAATAAACCGCGATGAGAAACCATGCCAGCCAGGCTACCCATGCCCGGTGCCGGTATCCCGTTTTTCTGAAGAATGCCAGCCGGCAGACAATGGCCGAGCACAGCAGCACGTTCAGTACCACCATCGGATCGCTTTGGGTTAGTCGGAACCACATCAGCGCCAATTCGTTAGTTACCATTCGAACCTCCTCGCCACTTGCTAAACAGTGACGTCGGATCCTCCATCTTCTCACTGATGAAGGTCAGCAATTTGACGGCCACCGCCGAGATGATAAGTGCACCGAGCGGCTCTAATGGGGTGTCGTTGTAATTCAGCCACCCTGCAAGCTTCGCCCCCGTGACGCTGGCACCCAGAACGCCGGTACCGAAGGAAACGACAAAAGAAAATGCTTGCCGGATGCGCGGGATATCTTTGGCCTGGGTTACGTAGAACATCGCGCCAATGAAAGCGCCGAAGATAATCCCGTAATCAACGCCAGCAGCCGGAGCAGCGGCGGTGGCAACACCAAACGACACACCGCCGGCGGTGGTTAATGGATCGGACATCGTTACTCCTCATTGCTGTAATTGTCCTCTCCATACCGAGGGCATAAAAAAGCTGCGGTCTATGCCACAGCTAATAGGGTTCAGCCACCAACCGTAAACGAGTTGGCGAAACGGGGTGTGCCAGGTGTGTGTCGGATGTTGGCTGGGGCTGAAAACGAGAAAACCCCGCCGAAGCGAGGTTTTTATTTTGGTGCCGGTCATTACATTTGTGGCACGATATCAAATTAACGCTAAATATGGCCTATTTAATTAACTTTTGCAAGACATTGCTGCGAAAATATCGATTTTTGTTGTGATCGTGATCTCGACAATGAAACCAAACCATCTCGATCCAACCTCAGGAATACGCCGCGCATGCTTGACCAATAGCCGTTGTAATTCTTAGACCAATTAGGCGCCGATACGCCAACAAGCTCCGCGAGGTCTTGATGCTGATATGTGGTAAGCCCTTTCATCTCTGATCGGACATCTTGCGCAGCCAACCAAATTAAGGCCTTCAACCTATCCAGCGTTTTTGTGGCCACCTTCTGACCGCCAAGGTTCTCTTTGAATTCTGACCAACCCCACTGCGTGATTTCCACCTGGTGTTTGAAGTCCAGATCATTCGTATAGCACCAGGACAACCAACTACGTTGATGCCCAACCAGTGGATGTGCAGCGCGGCGCCATGAGGTTGCGGAAAATATTTCCGGCTCTATCAGGGCAATCGATCCCGAACTTGGCCGTGTCTCTGTACCTGGTACCGGATTGCTATGAACAACAATTCTTGTACCGTCTGGCTCTACAATGGTGCGCCGCTTGCGCTTTAAACGCGTTGTGCTGACCTGTGTCGAATCAGTGAATGCCTGTAGCTGCCCTTTCGTCTTCCCGCTTAAGTCAGCTGTTGCCATGATGAAGCTCTCGCGAATGTACTGCAGATATTGCTGTGTCACGATCATGCTTTAATCTCCAGGCGTCTGGCCCGCATGCCAGCTCGCCTATACTCCACACTTATGAAATGGCACCGATCGATAACGAGTGGTCAATGAACCTGAACCACAGTTCGATCTGGCTGCCGTGTTCTGCTTCCCACCGTGACATGTCACGATGCAAATCATCGTGATGCTTCCGGCAGAGCGGAATGGTAAAAAAATCGTGTGCCTTGGTGGCCATGCCACCCTGCCCATGACCGATGATGTGATGGGGGTCATCTGATGGGTTGCCACAGCAAGCGCACGGCTGAGACTTAACCCAACGAGTAAACTTTTCACTCGTCCATCGCTCGCGTTTTGGAATCTTAAATAATGCCTTCGGCGGCTCTGGATCGATTACCAACACCTTCGCGGCCTTCTTAGCTATCTCCGCTATCTGCTGGGTAGGTGACAAACTGGGGGTAATGTCAGCCTCTCTTCGGTGTCCTGTTGGGATGGTGCGCGGCTTAATGCGTAACGAGGCGGCAGCGACATCATCCGGGATCAGATCAATGACCTCGTTCACCCAGGCCCACCAGCAGAGTTCCGGCAATGTCAGTTGGTGGCTCTCTTCAAACATGAAGTGAATTCTGGCCCGGTACACCACGAAGTCAGCAATATTTTGATCTGCTATGGCTGATAGCTCATCCATGGTCTTATCGCGGTACAAGTTCGCATGGTGCCAGCACAAACGAATAGCACCGGCGCCATAACGCATGGTCTCCATGTTCTTGTCGTGATAATCGTCCTCGGCACATTGGCGCTGGCAGTCTGGCCGACGATCCAGCCAACTCTCCAGGCTGTTGATGCCACCAGCGGCAGCAAGAACACGCTCATGCTGAAAGAACGGGCGGAAACGCGGATCACTGGCCAACTGCTGCTTAACCGCCGGCAGTGCACCAGATGGCATATTGCGAAACTCTGTAGGTACCGTGGCCACCAGCACCCGATCACCGAACATCGGCAACAGTTCAGCATCAGGCTTCAGGATGACCTGCCCCAGCTCCCGAACAATGAACCCTTTCATCAGCCCACGCATGACACCACCTCGCTGATCTGTAGTTCAACCTTGCCGCCCTTGATGACTGGCCCCCACTTGGCATCGATATGCTTAATCTGGCTGTCATCGAGCCACACGCCAGCCTGCGTCATCGCATCAAATAGAGCCTTGAAGAAGTTATCCAAATCCCGCCGGGCTTTTGTTGGCGGGTAGAACACCACCGCTACAGATATATCCGCGCTGATTGGCTTCGGTCGGCGGCGCAGTTGCTCCATAACCTGTGCGATAGCTTCTGCTTGAAATGCTCTACCGCGCTCACTGACCAAGGTGCGACCACGGGAGGATCCTTTGTTCGGCGAACGCCAGTAGCCGTTAACGCTTGGGGGGAATGGCAACGTCAAATTCATACCACCACCTCTGCCTTACCAGGAACCAATATCACGGACTGATCACACTGATTACCCCAGCTATCCCAGCCATCGGCCTGCTGACGCGCGAACAGCTCGATGCGCGGGACATCCCCTAACAACTGAACCAGCTTCTCGCGGAACGCTTCAGGCTTGGCGCTGTGCTCCATGCGTGGTGCTGTGACGTGTTGGCAAATCGATGCATCCAGACGCGGTGGCAGCTTGCCTTTGACTGCAAACAAGCAGTCTTCGCTGTTGGCTCGGGTCATCCACCCCATACCGATCGCACTCCCTCCCTTCACACGATTGGTTTTGTGCCAGGTGAAGCCCTTCATCGTCATCAGGCGGAAACCCCAAGCACGCATCACCTGCAGCGCTTCTTCTGGTTGAGTTGGTACCCACCACATTGCCAGCAGGCAAGAATCAGCAGCCAGATCCCACACAGGTAACCGGCATATTTCCGCTACGCTCATGGTTGGATATTTGAAACCTGCACCGCGTTTTCCATCAGCGCATTTATCGTTGTATGTCCATGGTGGATCCGCGTAAATCAGTGAATACTTCATGCGGCCTGCTCCTCTACAGCTACCAGACGGTAGAAATAAACCTGCTTGCCAGTTTCCGGATCCTTGACCATTCGTTTTTCCTTCACCAGACCGTGCAATTTCGCATCGACTTCACGCAGCCTGGCGCTGATTGCTGCCTGGGTATCTGCCACGAAAAACATCATGAACACGGTTCTTTCCAAATCACGTAACGTCATCCACTGAGCACCGGCTGCGGCCTGAATTACTCGACCCATTTGGTTATCTGGGTTGTCTTTCAACATGCCTGCACGCACCAGACGGCGAATGCCGCTGTTGATACGGTCGCTCTCGAATACGTCAACCGGGATCGATAACTTTTTCATACCTTGCCCCCTTTGCGGCTGCGCATGCTGGCCCATGTGAATGGCACCCAAATACCACCATCAGTTTGGCGATCCATGATCCTCTCACCGACCATCTTCACCATTTCGTCGTAGGTTTTGTTGGTCAGCATGCCGGTTGGCTTCAACTGCAGCTGACGGCGGTCAACGATGTTAGTCAGTAGGTTGATCTCGTAATCACTGCCCTTCTGCAGTCCAACTTCGTCCAACACCAACAGATCCAACCGACACAGGTCACGTAGCAAATCTGATTCTTTCACTGGGCTGTCTTTGCTGAACGTGGCTCGGTGGTTTTCATACAGCTCGGCTACTGTCATAACCATCGCGGAGTGGCCACGCGCAATCAGGTTCCTTGCCATCGCACTGGCCAGGTGGTTTTTCCCGGTACCGGTATTACCAGAGAAAATGAACCCGCCATGCGTGTTTCCAAATGACGCCACATACCCCTTAGCGGCATCCAGTGCAGCCTGCTGTTCCGGGCATTCCACAACGTAATTGCTGAAGGAACATTTCTGGTGCAACGGCTGGATGCCTGAACGACCAATAATCTTTTCCATTCGAGCTTGGCGGTTCCGATCCGTGATCTGCTGATTGGACTTTTGAGCCTCTTCAGCTTGAAACTGCTTCCACCCATCGACGGTAGTAAAACGTGGCTGCACATGTGCCGGTTTGAGCGCCAGCAAGCGTGCCATCACATCAGTTGACGATGCCATCATGATCACCTCCAGTGTTTGGTAAGCCATTGCTGAAGCCCGGCGGTATTGCGCCAGTGGCTGGGGTTACTCGGTGGTTGGTGCTGGTCTGCCATTTTCCGTTGACGTAGGCCGGACGCCCTTTTTTGGCCCAGGCGTTACTTGACTGCTGGTAACCTGGGAATTTAGACGGGCCGAACAGGGTCGAAGGCCGAAGATAATCAGACATAGCCAGGTCGTTCCCCCACTTCGCAGTCAAGTAATCGACCGTCAAAATGAGTTGTTCAGGGGTAAACCCGTCATGCAGTCGTGCCCGAATGTTCTCCAGTGAGCTTTTCGAGGTCTGGTAGCGTGAACCGGTTACCAGGTTCAGGTGTTTTAAAACGTCCTTGGCCTGGTCAGTGATCAACACTTCAGGGTCGGTCTGCGTAGCAGGCTGACAAGTAGGTTTTTTACCTGATGGATCTTGTTTTGAATTTACTGACGGATCCCCCCCAGATTCTGGCGGGTGAGAACTGCCTTTTTTCATGTTTTCTGAACGGTCGGATTCTGAACGTTCAGATCCTGACATGTCAGATTTTGAATGGTCAGATTCTGACGTGTCAGAAACTGAACGGTGAGACTCGACGCTTAACGCCGCTGCTTTCAGCTTTGGCACATTCAGGGTGTAAATATTACTGTCGTTGCGCTGCCCTCTACGGCGTTCCTTGCGTGTCAGCCATCCATCACTTTCTAATTCGCCGATCGCAGTCGTGACCGTACTACGGCCAGCACCGATCTCACGGGCGATTTTCTCAATCCCCGGATAGCAGATCCCCTCATCGTTCGAGAAGTCAGCCAGACGAAGCATTACAAGCAGCTTGGTACCCTTCACACCGTGCGCAGCGCAGCCGTCCCATACATAGCTGGAGACTTTTACGCTCATGCCACAACTCCTGGCGCCGGTAGTGCCAAATATTTGCAACGATCCACAACTTCCTGCAATGCGCTGTGGGTGACAGGCAACCAGCCGCCCGGTATTCTCATCACATAACGCAACGGCACTGGCGGTTTAACGCAGCTCGCAGCTACACAACGAAATTGCCCACGCAAACGAGATTCTGTTACTCTGTTCATGCGTTAATTACTCCACACGTTTAATTGATGCACTCGACGCCCGGGACCGCATATCCTGGGCGTCACCCTCTCCAAACATCATCACGGTCACGGCGTAAATTTCCGCCACCAGCGATTGAACCCGGTAACCCTTAGCTTTCAGTTTCTTACTCTCGTTGTTGTCCAATACCCCATCAGCTGTGAACTCGTTATGTGCCTTGGCGAACAGGCCCAGCGCTGACATCAATTCGTTGAACTTGATAAGCAACTCTTCGTTATCCGCCTGCTCAATTTCCGGCAACTTCACGAATACGCCACCAGCGTGTTTACACATCGCCTCGGTGATATCGCTACGGCCTGAGATAGACTCCATTTCTACTGCCATACCCAGCGGCACCACCTGCCCTGATACTTGGCGGACGCGGTTACGTAGTGCGTTTTCAGTGCCGGCTACGGGATCCAACTCTTTCGCCATCGCGCTGTACTTGCCTGGGAACTGAGTGATCAGCTTGTGTATCGCGTCGCTGATGTCGTCCTGGGTAGGAAAGTCTTTGTTGTCCACAAGGTTTCTCCGCTTCTGTGGTTTTTGTTAAGCCGCTGGGGCGGTAGACTTTTGAAAAACATCTGGACGCAATCTTTCTTTAGAAATTCCAGTGATTCTTTCGATTGCGGCTGACTGCTTAGCTGGCGGTTTTTTCTCTCTATGCAACCAGTTCCATACCTGTTGTTGTTTGACTGGTTTGTCGGAATTTTCAGTTAATTTCCGCGCTAATTCCGATTGACCACCAGCAACCTCGATCGCCTCGAGCAAGGCAGACTGCTCAGGTGTCATAGTTTTCCTCCTGCAAAGGTAAATGAAAGTTGTACTCATGGATGATTATACAACCACAACAACTTTTATCACAACTTTTAGGTGTTGGAAAGCCAAAACGTAAAGTTGTAACCTCGCCAAAGCGGAGGATATAAGTTGTGAAAACACTTGCAGAAAGGTTTAAATTTGCTCGAGAAAATGCTGGGTTGAGCCAGGATGATCTAGCTGTAAAAGTAGGGGTCACTCAGCAATCAATAGCAAAAATTGAGAATGGGATTACGCTACAACCAAGAAAGATAAAGGAATTGGCTATATCTCTTGGGGTATCTCAGCAATGGTTGCAACTTGGCATTGAAGAAAATGCTGAGCTATCTAACTATGTGGTTCAAGAATCAGAAGAAGCTATTCTTGACCCTGAATTATTTGTGAGGGTGCCTATCCTTGACATTGAACTATCAGCTGGCAATGGTGCGGAAGCTGAACTTATTGAGTCCAGCCTTGAAACCTTCCCTCTTCGCAGGGATGAGTTGCGAAAGGCCGGCGTTAGCGCAAACAATGCCAGAATTGTCAAAATTTGGGGGAATAGCCTTCTGCCGGTTCTCACTAATGGTGACTATGTAGCAGTTGATACAGCAAAGGCTCAGTCTATCCGTGATGGCGACCTTTATGCTGTTCGTGATGGGGTATTGTTGCGGGTAAAAATTCTAATTGGATTGTCAGATGGCGGTCTAATATTGCGCAGTTTTAATAAAGATGAGTACCCTGATGAAGTACTCACCTATAACGAACGGCGAGCTAGAGTTCACGTGATAGGCCGAGTTTTTTGGTCATCTCGTTCATGGTAAAAATTCGAATAGATTTTCTTCTGCAATAATTTTTAACTTCGCTCCTTCCTCGTCTCTATAATTTATTGCCTTTTCTATTTTTCTTCCGTGACTTGAAAATTTCCAGTCACGGGAGGATAGCGTGCCAATAACGAGAAAATCTAAATTTTTAGTTATATTGCTTATAATTATGCCACCAGCAGATTTAACGCGATCTTCTACTATCGACCGCTTGCCAGCCATAAACACACCTGTGAGACAGAAAACCTTCCCTTCTACCTGCGGTAAAAATTCACTATCTACTGGAAGGCGCGTAGCCAAGCCATCTACAACCCCGCTATCAAGGTCACACCCAGTAAAATCAACCAGAGCTTTATGTAAAGAAGTGCTCTCTTCGGCTGTTATAACTCCATCACTAAGAATTTCCTTGACCAAAGCATAGAATTCACGACCTGGATAATTGTTTTTTAGTGCACCATTTTGAGTTAACCACCAATCCAAGTATCTTATTTCATGTTCCGTTATTTCCCTGTCACTTATCAACCCTTTGCAAAGACCATTTAACAGATGCAGGTCTGATTCCTGTGAGTAAAAATCCACTTCTGGTATATCAAGTATATCTTGTTGTATGGCTTGAAGTTGTTTTTTTAAATCTTCACGTTCATCGCTAGTTATAACACCATCAGCAAGTATGTCTGATACTCTTGCCGACAAACTTTTTATAACTCCATTGTTTATTATCTGCTTTGCTTCTAGTAACCAGGTATCCAGATAAAGTACTTCTGCATCATTAACAATACCATCTGCAACTATCCCATCAATGATACTGATCAAGTTGGCAAAAAGCTTATCTCTGTTCTGTGTGTAGTTAAAAACATAAAGTTTATCTTCCATACGCCCTCCCTTTTTTCTTCATCCTTACACTCAAGTCACCCACAATCAAACCACATAAAGTTGTTGACAACTTGACCTTTCACAACTAAATTACACCTTAAAGTTGTTAAGCAAGCGAACAGGCAGGACGCCCACGAAGTAGCCGCCCGAGGCACACGAAGATCGGGATGATTCGCTTACCAGGGTCACAGCAGAGGGTTACACGACGATGGAAACAATCTGGAAGAAACCAACAGAGACGCCAGACATTAAGCGTGGCGATGACATTAAGGTGTGGGGACTGGTTGATTTTTATCAGTATTCGCAAAAATGGGGAGGCCTCGGCGCTGACGGTAAGGCCGAATGCAGCCTGACCCTTGAAAAAGTTGAACGCCGCGTTATTGAAATGCGGTATGCGCTTACCGCCGCTACCAAAGAAGAGCTGACCGAATTTCAGGATAGAGGGGAGTTCCCCGAAGGTGCTCCCGGCTGGCTTGATAACTGGGTCAGCGAAGATGGTGATTTCCTAGGCATAAACGGATTCTACCGCGATTACTTCGAAGAAGGCGGCATGTACTACGACTACCTGAAACCAGACGATAGCGGCAGGTTGGTGATTAAGCACAACTACGGGCGGGACGAACCGAGTACCGTTTTTCTGGCTTGGGCCGACTTCATGCGCCCTTCAGTACCCGACGCACTACCAGAGTAACACCCACCGCGTCCTACGGGGCGCACTGAGGCAATCATGAGCGCAAAAGGTTGGAAGTCTCTGGTTTATAGCGCGGTTGTTGGTTTGGTTGTTTGGCTGTTGTTAGGTACTTGGATAGTGATGTTCGTCGCCGGGTGACCGGCGCACATCGGAATGCTCACTCGCCCTTTCCCTCAGTTCTGGGAGTGGTGGAGGATCCTAACTCATGAGTGAGCATCTCGATGTGGTATCCGGTGTTAGACGGGCTCCCTCTCCGTCTGTGGGTTCGACTCCCATCACCACACATTATGCGCCGCGCCGGCGGCACTGCAGCGAAAGCAAGCGCAGATATCCGGCAATAATTTTGCTGTGTGTAGTGAAGCCTTTGCGGCTGCTCTGATTTGGGTTGGTGTCAGCCGCATTTTTTTCACATATCAGGTGGCTTACTGTTTCGGGTTCCCCTTATCCCTTTACACAGTATAAAGCCCCGGCGCGGTGCGCCACCTGATGTGTGAGTAATTAACCGGGAGCCAGCGCTATGCGGGTGTCTGGCCTCCATTCTTAAAACCCGATTTTCACTCTGCGAAAAGTTGCCAATTCTGGCAGGGCTTCGCTTTGCCGAAAATCAGAGTGTGGGAATTAACGTATGAGCTGGATTACCACTTTTACAGGCCGTCATTTGGACTTTGCGGCGCCAGCGGTCGAAAGCATCTGCATTGAAGATATCGCGCAAGCGCTGTCTCACGAATGCCGCTTTGCTGGCCACTTGCCGAACTTCTACAGCGTGGCTCAGCATTCAGTGCTGTGCAGCCAAATTGTTGCACCTGAGTTTGCTCTGGAAGCCCTTATGCACGATGCCACCGAGGCGTATTGCAAAGATATCCCTGCCCCACTGAAACGCCTTTTGCCAGATTACCAACTTATCGAAGACCAGCTGGACGCGGTGATCCGCCAGCGTTTTGGCCTTCCTTTGCAGATGGATATCGCTGTGAAGCATGCAGACCTGGTGATGCTGGCTACCGAACGCAGGGATCTTGATATCGATGATGGCAAGGTATGGCCAATGCTGGAAGGTATTTTCCCTGCTGACATCGTGATTAACCCTGTGATGCCGGTGCAGGCGCGGGCAATGTTCGTTGCTCGCTTTAATGAGCTGACTGAATGGGGGGTGCTGTGATGATTAACACAATCACGATCGATACCGAAACCCTGGACGTGTTGCCGTCGGCAGTGCTTCTCTCTATCGGCGCGTTTGCTTTCAATATTGACGACGTTCACCAGACCCAGCAAAGCATCATCAAGGTGGCGCGTGAGGGTGAGCTGGCAGACTACTCGACCAATGCATTTTACTGCCTGGCTGATACCTTCGATCAGCTGATGAAAGGCCGTACTGTCAGCGAAGAAACCCAGCGTTTCTGGCGCAAGCAAGGCGAAGAGGCGCAGGAAGCTTTAGTCGGTGACCGCGAACCTCTGTGTCAATCTCTTGGGCTGCTGTCCAACTGGATTAAGCAACACCCCAATGCGCGGATCTTCTTCCGTGGTACCGACTTCGACGGATCTATCCTTGAGCATGCCTACCGCATGTATGGGATCGAATGTCCGTGGCACTGGGGCGGAAAGCGTGATGTGCGGACCTATATCGATGCCATGACCAAAGGCACAAAAGGTTACCTGCCTAAAACCCACCAGCCATGCTTCTCGATGGTTAAACATAACTCCCTACATGACGCCATGAACGACGCCGAACAGATGGCCATTGCCTATCAACAGAATAGCCAACAGGTAGGTGCAGCATGAACAACGTTCTGACCTACGAAGCACTGAAGGCTGAGCGCGATGCGCTGGCTGTGCGTAACGAACAACTCATGGCATTTGTGACTGAAGGTTTCAATATCGCAGGTCAAGGCGTTTCGTGGTGTGGCGGAGATATTCAGGAGTTTGGTGAAAAACTTGGGCTATTTGCCCGAGAGACTTACCAGCCGGTGCTGCACGGATATCACTGCGGGCATGAACCGGGTGAAGACAGCGTTTATGTAATCACCAAATCAGCCACCTCTGCCGCCGTTGCCGCTATCGAAGCGCGGGGAGTGGAGAAGTACGCGGAATTGTTCAATGAAACCGTGAACATGGAGCGCGAGCACAACAAGGAGTTCTATAAAGGTGCTATCTGGTTCGCCAAGCAGCTGCGGGAGGCCAAATGAAAGAGCGCCCTATCATCTTCAACGGCGACATGGTGCGCGCCATTCTCTCCGGCCGCAAGAGCCAGACCCGGCGTGTTATCGCCAATGTAGGCGCTGATAACTGCATTCCACTACAGAAGCAAACCAAAACCAAAGACGGGATTTATACGTACGTCATGGATGCGCCGATGTATGGGCTGTGTCCATTCGGCCAGGTAGGCGACCGGTTATGGGTGCGCGAAACCTTCGCCGGTCACTATCTCGATGATGACCAAATTCAGGACATCAAAGATGGCAGATGCAAAGCGAAAGACCTTTGTGAGTATCGCTCGGATTACGGAGATGATGCTGACTGCGCGGACGGATGGACGCCATCAATCCACATGCCGCGCTGGGCATCCCGCATCCTGCTGGAAATCACCGCCGTGCGTGTTGAGCGCCTGAACGATATCAGCGAATCGGATGCCAGGGCTGAGGGCTACCCAGTGGAGCGTGAAGTGGATGGTGGCGCACATGACCCATGGCTGTGGTTCCGTGACCTGTGGGATGGAATATATCCAGATAACTCTTTCAAAGTTAACCCATGGGTGTGGGTGATCGAGTTCAAACGTGTGGAGGCCCAGCATGGCTAAGCGTAAGAGCAACCCAACAGATGAAGAAATTCTGGCGGCAATGACGAAATGGGGTCACAGCAACAGCATGACCTATGTCATTGCCAACATATTGCGTAGCGATGGGTTCCGGGAGTTGAAAACGTCATTTGTGCTGCGACGTCTTAAGAAGCTCGAGGCGCTGGGACAGGTGAAGAGAGTCAAATCCGTTTACGCAACACAACTTTGCTGGACTAAAGCGGCTGAAGCCCAGGAGAAAGCATTATGATCATCGTTGATGATTCTCATCTTACCGATGAGTTGATTAATAAAGCATTTGAAGGGACTAACTTCGGGCGCACTGACTTCCGAACCATTCTTGCCGAAACGGTCATGAAGCGCGCTGCTGGCTATCACTCAGGCTGGACAGCAACAACAATTTGCTCTCGCCTTGGGTTGCTTGGTGGGCAGGAAAAGCCAACAAAGCTTGGCCTAACATTCTCGTTCCATCACTACTACAAACCAAGTGTGCGCCAAGCGTTAATGCCAAAACAGGAGCTGGCAGATGGACAATAAGCTGAGTGAGCTGAAAGCGGCGGCGCTGGCCGCTACCCAAGGGCCGTGGATTATCGCTGACGAGAACACTCCCTGGAACATCGAGGATGCTACCGGCCGGCAGGTGGCGATATCTCAGCAGCGTACCCCTGTGCACCAGAATCAGAAACAGACCGATCGGACGGCGAACGCGAAATTTATCGCAGCTGCCAGCCCTGCCGTCATTCTCGCCCTGCTGGCAGATCTGGAAGCAACAGAATCTCGTCTGCACGAAGTGGCAACCGCATGTGCAACGGCAGAGCAGCGCATCGCAGAGCTGGAAGAACAAAAGGCAATGTGGGTAAGCGTGGCAAAAGAGCTCGGCTCGAAGTGTGTCGCGCTGGAAGCCACCAACATGGCTAAGCGCGATGACTTGTTTAAGGTTGGCGAAGTGTGGCAGTCACCTCGCGGGACTCTCTACAAGGTAATGGCTGTAGATGGAAATCAGGCCACTTTGCGCCTTGGTTCGTTTGGCGA